ACCACCGTCACGGCGGTCGCACCGTCTGCCGCCAGCAACGGCTACGCCGGGCAGACGGCCAATCTGGTCACGCCGGTGCTGGGCGTGCAGACCGCTGCCGTGCTCGGGCTGCTTGCCGGTGGCGGCGACCTCGAGTCCGACGACAGTCTGCGCGAGCGGCTGCTCAACCGCATCCAGCAACCGCCGCAAGGCGGGGACGCCAACGACTACGTGCAATGGACCCTGGCAACGCCCGGCGGCGGCGCCACCCGTGCTTGGGTCGTGGCCGAGCAATTCGGGCAAGGCACGGTGGGCGTCGCCTTCGTCTGCGACGGCAACGGCGCGGGCGCGGCGATCCTTCCCTCGGCCGCGCAGATCGCGGCCGTCGCCGCCTTCATCGACACGGTCCGCCCGGTCACCGCGCATGTGACGGTCTATGCGCCGGTCGCCGTGCCGATCGATTTCGCGATCGAAGGATTGAGCCCGGACACGCTGGCCGTTCAACAGGCCATCACGGCCGAACTCGCCGATCTGCTGGCGCGTGAGGGGCAGCCCGGCGGCACGATCCTGCTGTCGCACATGCGCTCGGCGATTTCCTCTGCGGCCCAGGAATGGGACTACGTGCTGGTTACTCCGGCCGCCAACGTCGTGTTGTCGCCCGGCCAAATCCCGGTCATGGGGAGGGTGGTATGGCAGTGACGCAGCAGGTCAGCCAGCCACTGGCCGCCGCCGACTACCTGGCGTCGCTGCAAAAGCTCCTGCCCTATGGCCCGGCGTGGACCGATGACGCCGACGCGGCCATCACCCGGCTGCTGACGGGCCTCGCGCAGGAACTGGCACGGATCGATGCCAGAAGCTGGCAACTCATCGACGAGGCCGATCCGCGCACCACCAACGAATTGTTTCCCGATTGGCAGCGGGTGGCGGGCTTGCCCGATCCGTGCGTGGTAGCGCTCGGCAGTCAGCAGACGTTTGCGCAGCGACGGGCCACGCTGGTGTCCCGGCTGATCCAGGTCGGCGGCCAGTCTCGCGGTTACTTCATCGCCGTGGCGCGGGCATTGGGCTTCGCCATCTCGATCACTGAAGGCTGGCAGGAAATCGACACCGTCATTTCGCCGGTCAACAACCCGCTGGCCAATAGCAACTGGATTTACACCTGGACGATTCACGTGCCCCTCGGGGACACGCGCAGCACGCTCACCGTCAACGGCCGCGTCTCCGATCCGCTCGCGGCCTGGGGCAACACCTTGCTCGAGTGCGTGATGCGGCGGCTCAAGCCCGCCCACACCACGCTGCTCTTCAGCTACACGTAGGAGATCACATGGACAACCGCGTCTGGGAGGCCAACGCCGCCCAAACACCACCTGCCGTGCCGGCCAATCCGTCGATCGGCTACCCGACCGACGGGAATCCGGCCACCAATACGCCGGCCACCACGCCGGGGGATTACTGGTTCTATCAGGTCAGCGAGGAGATCCGCAATGTCATCCTGGCCGCTGGGCTCGCACCCGACCGCAACGCGCTCAACCAGCTCAGGCAGGCGATCGAGGTCCTGATCAATGCAGCGGTCGCCGCCGCGCTGGCGAACTACCGACCACCGGCGCCAGCTCCCACGCCCACACCGACCCCCGCACCGACCCCGACGCCGACGCCGACGCCGACACCAACACCAACACCAACACCGACACCGACACCAACGCCTACGCCTACGCCAACTCCACCACCGCCGCCTCCACCACCTCCACCACCTCCACCACCGCCGCCGCCACCGCCACCGCCACCGCCACCACCACCACCGCCACCGCCGGGCGGCTGATCCAGGGAGATGCCCATGTACCTGCAAATGGCCGGTCTGCAATTCATGCCGACCGGCGTGATCCTTTACGTCATCAACTACGTCGACCTCGATCGGCAGCACCTCGCCCGCGAGATCGACGAGCGTTACGAGCCCTTCCACCACTGGGGCGAAGTGCCGGACGACTTCAGCTACCGCAAACCGTATCGCTACCGGTTGCGCGGCGGGGTGGTGGAAGCCTCGCCACCCGACGACCAGGACTACCGTTTCCACTACCGCCGGCTGCTGCTGATGGACAAGGTGCATGCGGCGTTGCGGGCGCAACGGACCTCATTCGGCTCGCGGTCCTTGCCGCTGCAGGAACGGCTGCTTGATCTCGCCCATGCCGAGTGCCAGGCGCTGAACGATCAGGGCGGCCAGAACGGTGAGGCGTTGCCGCTGCTGGAGGCGATGGCCACGGCCTGGAACACCACTCTGGCCACGGCGGCGGAGCGGGTGGGGATGGAGTACGCCGACCGGCAAGACGCGCTGATCCAGTCCGAGGTCCGCCGCTTACAGGCCCTGGCGGCCGTTTGTGCCGCGCGCGATCACCAGGACCTGGACGCGCTGTTCGTGAGGTACGGCTGCCATGACTGAATTGCTAGTCGCCCGCAATCTGGTGCGGGGCAATCCGTTCGCGAGCGGTCTGCGCCAGGTGATCGGGGGCGTCGTCACGACCTCGCGTCTGGCGTGCAAGCCCGATCTGTTGCGCTTTGGCGCGTGCTGCCCGATGCCCGATGCGACGACGGGGCCGCAGATGTCTTTCGCGGACTGCTGTGATGCCCGCGCGCGCGAATTGCTCGACGCGCATGCGCGGCTGCACGTCATGTGGTCGGGCGGTATCGATTCGACCGTGACGCTGGTCGCCTTGCTCAAGGCTTTGCCCGCCAACGAACACGACCGGCTGACCGTGTACCTGTCGAGCCACAGCATCGCCGAGAATCCCGGGTTCTACCAGGCCCACATCGCCGGCCGGCTGCCCGTCCAACGGACTGTGGGCAAGGCAGGGTTGTACGACGAGGTGGTGGTCACCGGCGAGCTGGGTGACCAGTTGTTCGGTTCCGACCTGATGCTGGAGGCCACGCGGCGATTGGGCTTCGAGAGCTTGGCGCAGCCGCATGCCATGATCCTGCCCCGCCTGTTTGGCAGCATCGCCGGGGATGCCGAGGCAGGCGCCGCGATCTATCGGCGTTATGCGCCGATCGCCGACGAGGCTCCGTACCCTCTGGTCAGCGCCCAGGACTTCTTGTGGTGGTGGAACTTCTCCCAGAAATGGCAGCACGTGAAGTACCGGCATCTGCTCTATGAGCCACCGGGCTCGGACTATCGCGCGTTGCTCGGCAAGGTCCGGCATTTCTTCGATACGGAGACGTTCCAGCGCTGGAGCCTCACGCATCCCGCCGACAAACTGGGCGCCGGCATCGACACCTACAAGATGCCGGCCAAGCGCTACATCGTCGAGTTCACCGGCGATCAGAGCTACCTGACCAAGATGAAGATCGGCTCGCTGTGCAAGGTCTTCAAGTATCCGCCGGTGGCCGCCATCACCACCGAGGGCGCGCCGGTCGATCAGGTCGGCTTGCAGGCGTTCGTCCTTTCTGACTGAACGCCTCACTCCGTTCGTTTTCGATTCGCGGCCCGCGCCGCTCCCCCATTTGTTCAACCCATCCTTCCGAAGGAGGAATAGCCATGCCTTTCACCGTCACCAAAACCACCACGCGCCCAGCCAATGACGTGCCCGTCTTCAAGGACAGCGCCAATCTCGATCCCGAGGTTGCGACCGCGATCGCCAACGTCGGCCATGCCGTGCGCACGCATCCGGCCGTGCAGTCCCGCTCGGTCGAGATGTCGGCCGACGGGCTGACCAAGACCACGACCACCGTCTGGGAGAGCCAGGAGGCTTATGACAGCTTTCAGGCCGCCAACAGCGGTGACCTGGGCAAGGTCTCCAGCGCGGCCAGCGCCTACAACAAGTCCAACGGCATCGTCGTCAACACCACCAAGACGGGGGCCTGATCATGAAAACCGGCACCTATATCGACGCCCGGCACAGCATGTACCCGTGCCAGTCCTGGCTGCTGTCCAAGCCCGTCAAGGACCACATCACCGTTCCGCCGTATTGCACACTGTACGGCTTTGTGGTTTCCGGCCACGCAGACCGGGCTGCCTCGATCATCGAGGGCGCGGCCGGAGCGGATGGTCCGAGGGTTCTGCGCCAAGCCGGACAGGGGCAGTATTTCTGCCACGCCACCGGCAGCGAAACGGCCACGCTGGTTCTCGATGACGAGGGCGACGTCCAGGTCTTTGCCGTGATCCGGCATGGTTTCCGTGGGCAGGGACTCGTCGGCGGGCCGATCGAGGCCTCGGGGCGGCTTTGCTACATCGACAACTGCTCGGACTCCCTGCTGGTCTACCCGCCGCGCAAGGGCGACCCGAGCCTGAATCACCTATCGTTCCCGGCCGGCGTGCGCCAGTCGTTTCACATCCATCCCTCGATTCGCCTGGGCGTGGTCGCCAACGGGTCCGGCTTTGCCTGCTTCGCGGACCGTGAGATGCCGCTGACGGCCGGCACCTTGTTCTGCATCGAGGAGCGCGAGCTGCATCGCTTCCGCACGGAAGATCAGCGGCTCGATGTCATCGCGTTCCACCCGGACGGCGATTGGGGGCCGACCGATCAGGATCACCCGATGCTCAACCGCACGTATCTGTCGGCGGCGCGTCATGAATGATCCGGCCCTCCTACGGATGACATACCCCGATGCGCAGCTGCATGCCGGCGGGCATCGGCACCAGGTGCTGACGGCGGTCCGGTCGCCCAATATCGTCGTGCTGGGCGGGTTTCTGGACGAGGACGCCTGCCGCGATCTGATCGATCTGGCCCGCCCGCGCATGAAACGGTCCTCGGTCGTGCATCACGCCGAGGGGGTGCGCATCGACGAAACGCGCACCAGTTCCGGCTGCCATTTCCGGCGCGGGGAAGTGGCGCTGGTGGCGGGCATCGAGCAGCGCATCGCCGAACTCACCGACATCCCCCCGGAAAACGGCGAGGGCCTGCAGGTGTTGCATTACCTGCCTGGGCAGCACTACGTCCCGCACTGGGATTACTTCCCGCCGGAGAGCCCTTCGTCCGCCGACATCGTCCGGCCGGAATTCGGCGGCCAGCGTGTCGCCACCTTCATCGCCTACCTGAACACCGTTCCCCTCGGCGGGGAGACGGAATTCCCGCGTGCCAGCGTCAAGGTGGCAGCCGTCCAGGGTAATGCCTGCTTTTTCTCCTACCGCACGGCGGATGGACAGCCCGATCCACTGACGCTGCACAGCGGCAACGCCGTCATCGACGGCGAGAAGTGGATCGCGGTCAAGTGGCTGCGCGAGGGGCGCTATCCCCAGTAAGGCCGGCCGAGCCATGAGTCGGCTCGGCGGCATCCCAAATTTCAACGAAAGGAGTCAGACATGAGCGATGTCTGTGAATGCGGCCGTCCCATCGGTCCGCAAGTAGAGCGGCATGCCGGCGGCGTGCTGTCGGACAGCGATCGGCAGGCGCTGGCCGATGCGCTGTGCGAGGCATTCGAAAAATCGGCGCCGGTACTGTCCCAAGCCCTGTCCGATGCGCTGCAAGCGCAGTTCGAGCGCGTGATCGGGCGTGGTGTCGTGGGCTGGCTCAAACGCATCCTGATCGCCGGCATCTTGATTCTGGCCGGCTACACCTACACGAAAACCGGAGGTCTGAAATGAACATCACTATCACCCGAAAACAGTCCACGCCCAGCGGCACCCCGGGTCAACTGGTCGCCACAAATCCGGCAGGTGAGACCTTTACCTGCAACACCCTGGAGCTACCGTGGCAGGACAACACCCCGGGCGTGTCCTGCATCATCGATGACAGCTACGGCGCGACGATCTGGCATTCCGATCATCTCGACTGCGACGTCCTGCGTCTGGAAGACAAGCATGGCCGGCAGAACTGCCTGATCCACTGCGGCAACTTTGCCGGGGACGTCTCGCAGGGCATGGAAACCCAGGTACACGGCTGCACGCTGGTCGGCAGCCGCTACGGGTCGCTGGTCAATGACGACGGAGATGGGCAACTGGCCATCCTAGACAGCCGCGTGACGCTGGCCAAACTGGTCGCCTTCGTCGGCAGCGGTGAGCACACCGTCAACTATCAATGGGCGGAAGGCTGTGACCCTGCCGCCTGCCACGCTTGAGGAGGGAACACCATGGACATCAGTGGCATCGGCACGGCGGCGGAAGCCGCCAAGAGCATCATCGGCATGTTCTTCCCCGACAAGACCGAGGAGGACAAGGCCAAGCTGGCAGCGACGCTGGCGCTCATTCAGACGCAGACCGATATCGACAAGGCCGAGGCGCAGAGCTCGGACCCGTTGCAGCACTGGCGCGGGGGCCTCGGCTGGGTGTGCGTCGCGGGGTATTTCTGGAACTTCGTCGGCGGGCCGCTCACGAACGCGGCAGCGGCCGCCGTCGGCCATCCGCTCAATCTGCCGTCGCTCGACCTCGGACCACTGGCCACGCTCACGCTCGGCATGTTGGGGCTCGGTGGGCTGCATGTGGCGGAGCGGGTGAACGGGGCGGCGTAGCGATGTGCCAAGCTAGCCTCCCGGCATGGAATCGAGACGGGTGGGTAATTTCACGGCGCCCCGAAGCCTGCAAGCCAAGAAATCCTTGGCTTGCAGGCCGAACCGAGCGTTCATGTCATCCACAGTCACAACGGAACATAGAGATGGGTATTCGATACAAAAAAGCCATCATCGATGACGTCACGTCGCGTAACATGGACGCCAGTCTGCAAGACAATTTGCTTGACCTGTTCGAGTCGGCCATGAAGTCGGTAGCCACGACGCTGGCGCGTGAGGCCAAATTCGACACCACCGACTTCGCTACCGCCAAGGCGCGCGGCTGCGAGGGTTTCACCCTGCTGGTGAGTCGCGCCCGCGCCGATTCACGAGACAGCTGGTTCGGCGCGTTTCAGCGTGGCGATGAACGCCTCGACGTGATCGGCCATCTGGAATAACTCATCAGTCCTCCATCTCGGGAACGTCCCAGTCCACCAGACGTGCCTCGCCGGTCTGGTAGAACTGCTTCACCAACTTCACGTACTCCAAAAAATCCCGGTTCTCCGTGGCCAGTCGGTTAGCCATATCCCAATCGATCTCGTCACGCTCGCGCGCCGGAATCAGCACTTGGCTGTCAGCAGGGTTGTCCACATCCAGCTTGATGAAGCCGATGCCGTGGGCGGCGAAGAGCATCCGCAGCTCCTTCAGGGTGTCGGTGCCGCCAATTTCCGCCGCAACCAGATAGCCGAAGTTGGCCCACGATGAGTTCGATACGGCCTGAAAGAAGCACTCACGCACGTTTGAACGGTTGATCAGCAGCTTGGCCTCGAACGACCACAGCTTGGTGCGCTTGTCGGAATACTGGTTGACGCAGTCGCGTACCTCCTGATGCCACTCAGCGCCCAAGTCCTCCATGCCGACCACGTCCGGGTACAGCCAGCGGTTGCCGTTGGGGCCGCGTTTGTTCGATGACCGCTTTTCGTCGATGCGCTTGGAGAACACGCCGAATTCTTCCCACAGGTATTGCGACAGCAATTGATACAGCGCATGCTCGTCGATCTTCAAAGCACTCGCATCTGCTGCCGCCGACGTTCCCTCGCTTTCGACCGCTGCCACTTCGGCGCTGTCTGAGCGCTCCGAGTAGTAGTACCTGCGTGGCCGCCCCTCGGTCGTTTTCAGCTCTGGGTGCCGCGTTTGCATGCGCGGGCGCTGCGAGCTGATCTCTGCAACGAGTTGCTGCACCAAATCAGCATCGGACTTGATGTAATCGCCCCGACTATTTGCCCGCTTTTCCTGACACTCATCCGGGTAGGTGGCGAATACCCACTCGGCGATCTGCCGTGCAGTGAACTTCTCCTCGGGTCGTTCCTTCAGGTAGCCGATGAC